GTGGTAATCGGCGTTGCAACATACCTGACCAATCTGTATTACAAGCGCCGCTGGACGAAGATGTATCAGCAGTCCCTTGACCGTGGATACGGTGGGCAGCCTCCGCAGGATAACTGATATGGCCAATCTGAAAACAAAACTCAGCGCGGCCATGTTGGCACTCATTGCTGCCGGTGCATCAGCTCCGGTGCTGTTTGATCAGTTCATTAGCGAGAAAGAAGGTAATGCGCTGGTGGCCGTTGTTGATCCCGGCGGTGTGTGGTCATTGTGCCACGGCGTAACGGTCATCAATGGTAAGGCCGTTATTAAGGGGCAAAGAGCGACCGAGGCGCAGTGTAAGCAGGTCAACGCCATTGAACGGGACAAGGCGCTGGCATGGGTCGACCGGAATATAAAGATATCGCTTACCGCTCCGCAGAAGGTAGGTATTGCCAGCTTCTGCCCGTATAACATCGGTCCCGGAAAATGCTACCCCTCGACTTTCTATAAGCGGATTAATGCTGGGGATCGAAAAGGTGCGTGTGAGGCGATTCGCTGGTGGATTAAAGACGGAGGTCGTGATTGCCGTCTGACTAAAGGGCAAAAGCATGGTTGTTATGGTCAGGTCGAACGGCGTGATCAGGAAAGTGCGCTGACGTGCTGGGGGATAGACCAGTGAATGCCACCTACTTAAAGCCAGCAATTGTCGTTGTGATTGTGGCGGGCGCCTTCGTTGCTGGCTCTGTCTGGAGCGAACGGGTATGGGAAAAGAAATGGGCGGAACGAGATAGCGCCGAATCATCACGGGAAGTGAATGCACAGACCGCCGCCAGGATGATTGAACAAGGGCGCCAGATAGCCCGTGAGGAGGCCGTACAAGATGCTCAATCCCAAACCGCTGCAGCGCGTGCTGCTGCCGATAATCTCTCTGGCACTGTTAAGCAGCTGCGCCAGCAGGCAAACACCCTTGCTGCCCGTCTGGACGCCGCAAAGCACACCGCAAATCTTGCCACTGCCGTCAGAAGCAAAACAACCGGAGCCACCGCCGGAATGCTCGCCAACATGCTTGGAGACCTTGCAGAAGAGGCTACAGGCGCTGGCCCTGTTGAGATCTACGTTGACGGGTCGGCACGCGGAGTGAACTTTTTCAACTCCGATATTCGGCTGAAGGAAGATATCCGTGATGTGGTTCCTGGAGTGGCTGCGGCCGTGATAAAGCAACTGCGACCGGTGTCGTATAAGTTCAAGAATACAGAATATTCAGAAGGGAAGGCGTACAGCTTCGGGATCCTGGCACAGGAAGCGGAGAAGGTTATCCCTGATCTGATACAGACGATGAGCGATGACACAAAGTCCATCGACCCATTGGCGGCAATTGGTTTACTACTGGCCCATAACAGGGAGTTGGAGGAGCGAGTTTCTGCACTGGAAGAGAAATTGAACCAGAACGGCTGGAAAAGATAGAAAAGCTGGTACTCGATACGAATCCGTTGCTGAGAGAGGAACTACCGAGGGGTGATTTTGATGACAAACCGCCAGCAGTATTTGGGGTGATTACTTACATCATGAATGATGCCCGAATTAGTGAGTTTGACGATAACCCTATGGTGTGAATTTCGACGGCATTTCACCCCCATTTCACCCCAGTATTTCCCCGTTCAGAAAATAGGCATAAAAAAACCAGCCATAATAGGCTGGTTTCTCTGGGATTTTTGGTCGGCACGAGAGGATTTGAACCTCCGACCCCCGACACCCCATATCTGCGATAGGTTAGGCCTTCATCAACGCTTCGGATTCTGCGAGTGAGGTCTGATAGCGCTTTACTGCCTCAGCAAAGGCTTGCGCGGCGTCTGCATTTGATACCATATATTCTTCAGTTACCCCAGTTTGAGAATGGAAAGTAATATTTCCATAAATGCAGATAGGGATTTGGTAGTTGTCTTTAAATCGACGGTCTGGTGAGCCATTTTTATTCGTTTTCGCCCATGTATGCCCATCTATGCGTGAGTCACTGGGAACACCTTCTTCCTCATGGAATCTTCGATATTCTGAACTGATTTGTAATTCGCGTAAATCAATCAGAGCGAACGCCCCATCAGCTCGTGGTATGACTGCAACTCCAGGATAAAGCAAAATATCGTCGCCATTCACATTTTCAAATCGCATCGCACGCCCTGTAAATTGAATGAGATCCGTTGAACTGAAATCAAAGGTAACTGGGTGACGATTAACAGACCTGGTTGCTAATGTTCTTTCGGCAAACTGGTCTGTAGCTTTATCTGCAGTAATATCCCATTTTTTGACACTCGATTTTAACATATCGAATGCACGAACCATTGCTGCATATGCGCGCTGTGAAGCATCACTGCTCTCGAAGGTTATGGCTATTTTTGTGCTGTCTTCCCATGATACTAGGCGAGATATCTCAGCTTGCGTTACGGGAAGTTCTGTCTCAAGTTCTGCGATGCGTCGTCTGTAAAACCAACGGAATAGACTTGATTTGCGTCGAACCAACTCATTCTTTTGTTTTGACTCTTCAGCAAGAGCCTCTTGTAAATCAGATTTTATCTCTGCCCTTTGTTCTCGCGCTTTAGCCATCAAATCCCGTAAAGGTAAAAGGGACGAGCTTGTCAGGACTTCCACCGAAGCGCTTGAAATTTCATTCATGCCAGCCATGGGCATATATATTTTAGCGTTCGATGGAGTGTTGCTTGGAAATGATTCCGTCAAGCCTAAATGAGGTTCTGTCGAGGAAGGAATTAATGGATTCGTAACTGAATGGCCATCATCATAGGGCAGGGTCGGTGTAGTATAAGATAAACCTGTACCCGGGAGTCCCACAGTCGCCCTGAGTCCTTTTTTCCCAACATTGACAGTTGCACCAGGTACCCCGATGCTTGCGCTTATTCCACGCTTTCCAATGTTGAGTCTCACACCAGGAAATAGAGTAAAGGTTTGTCTGAAACGAAGAGACATAAAGTTATCCCTGTGTAGTTTTGTGTACCAAAGTTCGAAATGTTTTTATATGAACATTGAGCTGATACAAAAACCTACCCTTAGCTCATCTTCATACCGCCATGATAAAGCGATTAACTTGCTGGTGGAGTAAAACAAAAAAGCCCGCGCAGGCGGGCTTTTTTGTCACTAGGGAGCCGCGGCTCCTTTGCGTATCCTTTTTTGTCCCCTCACCGTCTGGTCGGTGTCCTGCTGAGACTGCTAACTTCCTGTTATTGCTAGTGATGTCCTATCACTGTCCAATCATGATTGGTGGAGCTGGCGGGAGTTGAACCCGCGTCCGAAATTCCTACATCCTCGGCACTACATGCTTAGTCAGTCTTTACATTCGCCTGGCACCTGCGGACAGACACGCCACTACCAAACTAGCCTGATTAGTTTTAACGCTTCAACCCCAGGCAAGGTATTCACGCGATCTCTTTTGGATTTGACCTCTCTTTGATCCCCGTCTTAAGAGCGGAAGCTAGGGAGAGAGGGCTCAGAGCAGGTTATTAAGCTGCTAAAGCGTAGTTTTCGTCGTTTGCGACTATTTTTTTGCGGCTTTTTACGAGGCCAACCGCCCCTCGGCATGCACCTTGGGTTTCGCGAATCCCGTCGAATCCAGAATCAGCCCCAATGTGTTGGAACAAGTATAACAGATTTATGAACAGGCTTACCAGCCCCCGTTCGGTGGTTTATGGCGCCTGGTTGGGCAAAAAAGCAGCATCAACAACGATATAGCACAAGGGCCAGCTTAGCTGGCCCTTGGAGGAGGAGATTAGCGTCCGGCGTGTTTCATAATGCGCGCTTTATCGACCGCCCATTCGCGGTCTTTCAGATCGGTACGCTTGTCGTGCTGTTTCTTACCTTTCGCCACGCCGATTTTGACTTTGCACCAGGCGTTTTTCCAGTACAGCGACAGGGCAACGACGGTATAACCTTCCCGGTTAATACGGCCGTACAGCGCATCGAGCTCACGCTGATTCAGCAGCAGCTTACGGGTCCGCGTCGGGTCACAGACGTAGTGGGTTGAAGCCACGGCCATTGGCGTAAAGTTGGCACCAAACAGATAGGCTTCGCCGTCCTTCAGGATCACGTAGCTATCGCCGATGTTGGCTTTGCCGGCGCGCAGAGATTTAACTTCCCACCCTTGCAGGGCAAGACCCGCCTCGTATTCATCTTCGATAACGTATTCATGACGGGCGCGTTTATTCAGCGCAATGGTGGCTGATCCAGGTTTGTGTGATTTTTTCTTAGTCATAGTGTCCTGAAGTCATCGCTTATCTTATACATAGTTACCTCAATCCATCCTGCGAGGTGTAACGCGTTATCTTAGCATGAGTTGTGGCACAGCGTTTTTTTTAGCAGCAGATAAATGATATTATTTGCGCCGTGTTTAAATGTGGAACTTGCTATGCCTCAGATTAGCCGTACCGCGCTGGTGCCGTTCAGCGTGGAGCAGATGTATCAACTCGTAAACGATGTGAAGTCCTACCCTGATTTTTTGCCAGGCTGCACCGGTAGCCGCGTGCTGGAGTCCGGGCCGACGCAAATGATGGCGGCGGTTGATGTGTCCAAGGCAGGGATCAGCAAGACTTTCACAACGCGAAATACGCTAACCAGCAACCAGAGCATCCTGATGAGTCTGGTCGATGGCCCGTTTAAATCGCTTATTGGCGGCTGGCGGTTTATTCCGCTGAGCCCGGAGGCGTGCAAAATCGAATTCCACCTTGATTTTGAGTTCACCAATAAGCTGATTGAAATGGCGTTTGGCCGCATCTTTAAAGAG